CCTCGCTGATCAAATCTCCCCTATAGATAGCAAACAAACTCAAGATCATCGGCAAGTAAACGAGAGAGCACTGGAACTTCTTCAGAAAAAGAAGGTGTGCAGATGCAAAGTGCAGGTTATCGAAGAATTCCAAGGAAAACTCCGATCCGTAACCATACACGAGGCACCACTCGTCCAAGCAGCTAGGCTGCTAAACGGGCTCTGTTTACCCCTCCTCGAAAAATTGCACACATCTAGTGCGATCCTTAACGGGGAGGAGGTTACACTTACCGCAACCTTCCCAAAGGGAAGGAAGTGGTATGCATATTCTGCTGATTTATCAAAGGCTACCGACGTAATTAGCCGGCGAACAGCCAGTTCCGTGTTGTATTCAATAATGAAAGCCATCGAGTCTCCTAAGGTTACCTCGACGTCCGGGAGACGAAGAGAATCTCCTAGCGCGATCACTATTCCAGAAAGAATAAAACATGTCATTGACTGGATCACCGGTCCTCAGATCATTGATTCAGTGAACGGTTCCACTGAACTCCTTGGGGATACCCCGCTATACACAACAGCAGGGGCACTCATGGGACTTGGTCCGAGTTGGACGGTGCTTAGTATTTTGAATAAGTTTGCAGCTTTAACTGCTGGCATTTCTGCCAAATCCTTCGCGGTCTGTGGAGATGACCTTGTCGCATTAGGGACAATCGAGCAATTAGATAAGTACGAGACGAATCTATTAGAGCTTGGATTAGTTCCTAACAAAGAGAAGAGCTTCCGGGGCGACTACGCAGTGTTCTGCGAGCGCTTCTGTACCACGGAAGAAGTTGAAGTTAACCAAGGGAAACTTGTGAAAGTTACTCTCAGATCCCAACAACTCTTACGCATCAGCCAAGCAGCTGGAACGCGGGTCTTATCACTAGGTGAAAGATCAGCGTTAAAGGCGCTTAGCCAAACAGATGAACTTCTGGATGCTGCCGAGGGTAAAGGCATTTACCCATTGCCGAGTAAGCCGCTTGCGCGGCTCGCCCGACGTACTGCTAGATCCATTGCAGTAGGACAGGGCGGAAGGCTATCGGACGGAGGCGGAGGACGTGGGAATGTATCGAAAACTACATTTAACATGCTCGTATCTGAAGGAGTATTCAAACCAAGTATATCAAAGAAGTCATCGACTGTTCAGGATCGAATCGACCAAGTTCTATCCATTCCAGCTGTATCGACCGGCGAGAGAGCAAAACGCAGTGACATCATTTCTGAGGTCACCACATTGCAATCAAGCTTAGATCAATGCAGACAGATATGGAAGAAAACGATAGATCCAAAACCGAAGTCAGTGAGGAAGAGATTCAATGCTCGATGGAACAGGGCTGCATCTAGATCTCCGTTCGATGTTCTTAAGAACGAACTTCGAAAACGGAGATTTAAAGATCAGACCATCACCAGAGAAGACTATAAACAAGTCTTCAAGGCGGTATCACCTTACCTACGAGTAGGTAATTTCAAACGCGCCATCAAAGCATGGAAGGCTCAAACCTCCTACATTCCCCTAGTTAAAGCTTATTCTGTGATGAATCAGATCAAGTCAGCTCAAGGCATATTCAGCACTGAGCCAAACTTGATCCGCGACACCATTGTTAGGCAGAGGCTGGCAGTCTACTAAGAGACGCC